GCTCGCCAGATGGATATGATGAATCAAATAAGCTTAGGAATGGCGCAGCAAGTGGATTAGATGACTTCAAAAAATCCATTACATTTTGTTTTTTCTTCCTATCTGATTGGTCGCCCGGATGCAATATGTCATAGACGCTACTGCCAATTCCACCCTTCATCATCGACGTGGTCGCATCTAGCGTTTCACTCATTGGATTAGCTAATATTCCGAAAATGTCCTGTTTATTTTTGCTTAATGTTTGGGCTAATTCTGTCCATTTATTATTTAATTTTGTAGCCTTATCGATATTTTCATCAGTAACACCAGAAAGTTTATACATTTCATCGTGCAAGTCTTTAACCGCATCGCCGCCTTTCAGCATGGTATTAAACATGCTTTCATCCATTATTTCTAATGAGCGGGAACGCGCTGCTTGAATGCCATGAACTTCGGAATATCGGACAACTGCATCTGATAATTTATACAGGTCAACAGTACCTTTTTGCATATCCACGCTATCCAGTGCAGATAGTTGCGCGAGACTTTGATAGATAGCCGAACTCTTGCCGATTTTAAAATCAGCAATGCCGCCTTCGATGCTCTGAAGTGACGATTGAAACGTTTGAAGTGAGCCGCCAGATTGCTCAACTACTTTCCCCCATGCGTCTAAGTCTGTTCCTGAAGTACTGAGTATTTTTGCTTGGCGACCTAACGCGGCATTTCCTTGGACGGTTTGCTGCACGAAGTCCTTGAATCCCGCCACGCCGAGTGTAGCAAGACCGAATCCAAGAATGGCATCCTTGGCTTTGTTTAACCCATTGAGCCGTTCTTTATTTGCTGACTCTTCGATTTTTCTTTGCTTATCGGCTTCGACCTGTGCTTTTTTAGCCGCAGATTCTTTTTCAGATTGTGATTTTTTTAACTCGCGGTCAAGACTCAAAGACGCTTTTTCAATGTCCTTAATTTTCTTAATAGCTTCTTTTTGACCAGCATCAAACTTGCTTGTCTCGATTCCTAGCTCGATAAAAAGACTGTCAATTATGCTCGCCATTATTCTGACCTTGCTAGATTGTTATTATGGTTATTGACCGCGTTTATTTCCAGCATCATCCATAAATCTTCGGTGCCATAAATGCTTTGAAAGTCATGCATTGAACCATATCCAGATGTTACGGCAGTAGCAATTATCGACGGGGTATTTTGATATTCAATGAAGGTTTTTTTACGACCTGTTGAGATATTTCTGACTCCGAAGTCAACTGACTGCCAGCGGGAAAAAAATCAACATGCAATTCATAAACCGCTTTATTCAATTTTAAAATTGTCTGGATTTCTTCTATGTCTGATGAATCGACAGCGCGAACAATATTGGCGCTCGTTACAACTTGGACGCAAGCGAATAGTTCATCAAATAATTCTTCGCTTAATTCAAATGGCATGGCCACCAGAATCGAATAGCCAGCCTTGGCAAGCGCCATCATGCCGGATGATTCTGCGCCCTGTGGTGTATTCATTCCAGCTCGCACAGCCTTGGAAAATGCCTTTAGCGCGAACTTATGCGCTTGGAATGCTGGCATTTCCGTAATCTTGAATTTCTTGCCGGTATCGCGACCCTCATCAGTCACCGTATAAATGATTTCTTTACGCATGATTAAAATCCAATCGGTGCGCTAGTAATCAAATTCCATGTGAATTCATAAGGCATCGGCTCGAACAGCTTTTTAACATCAGGGAACGGATGAGCCGAAGTCAAGAAACCTCGAATCAAGGTGTATTGCATACCGATACTCGGCAAGAAAATAACGCCGCTTGCCTCGAATACATCCACCACCGCATCCTGCGTCGTGCGCAATGTTTCAAAGATTGCCAGAGATGGCGAATCGGGCTGAATCATAATAGTGATTTTGTATGGCGAGAAAATCTTACCAGCAGATAATCGACCATCAACACCCATACGTGTCTCAGCCTGTGGCACTGATTCCGATTTAAATGCATCATCAAGAGCATAGCCTTGAATCGTCACCGGGGCATCATAAAGTCCAGCAAAGGACAGAGTTAAAACACTATTTGCGCCTGTTAATGTTGACATTATTTGCCCCTATTAAATTATTTAATTGATTACTGAACTTCAATGCTTGCCAAATTGATTTGCTGGATTGACTGGCCATCAAAATAATACAATGTGCAAGGTGGACTACCGCGAGCAATACGAGTAGTTGGGCTTGCCGCACCAATCTGCAAATAAAATCCTGTCGCTGAAATAGTGGCAGCGGGATTAACGCCGAGAGCCAAAGTCATTTCTTGAATTTGAGAACTGGAGAAAGTGCCCCCAACACGAATAGCGCCAAAATTGATTGCAGCATTAATCGGGGCAAGCAATGCGGAATACACCAAACTATAACCCTGAGGCGTGTAAGGAATAGAGCCGACACTGGTTTGAAGTTCGACAATTGCCAATTGCAAATTTGCGTTCAACCAAATTTGATTCAAATAACTATCAGCCCATGCCCAAACCCCAGAAACCAAGCCAGGACTCATGAAATTTGTATTGTTGACTGGATTGTTTGCGCCCCAGATGCCATATGAATTATATCCGTTGCTCAATGCAGCTTTGTAGGCTGATGCGCTGGAGACATATGGCGTCAATCCAGATTGCGAACGGAAAGCTAGTGTCGCACGGCCATTCAATGCTTCGAAATTCAATGATGCAGCATAACCCATTGCAAAAGCAGCGTGATTCACTGTTCCATAAGTCGGGCATGTCCCAATTAGTTTATTTGTCTGCAAATAGTTACCGAAAGTAACCGTATTGTTTGGAGTCAGGATATTTACATCTGAATCACATGGGCAATACAAGAATCTCGGCTGGACAGAGTTAGACCATGTTGCAAAAGCTTCTTTTTCAGTGAGAATTGATTCCCATGTTGTGCCGAATGTCGCGTAGTTGTTATACAGGCCGGTAATCATTGGCATGAATGCGGCAGGTGTCGCCAATGCCGCGCCCTGCGACAATACAGCGCCTGTGGCCTGAGTTAATGACAATCCAGTCGCCAATGTACCTGTAGCAAATGTAATCGTTTCAGTTGCGCCAGTTGTGCTTGTGGTGAAAATGAATGCATTCGTTGTCGAGTCGAATACCACAGTAAAAGTTGGCGAAGTAAATGCCGCCTGAATTGTCGCAGCGGCAGCACTGAAGCTAGAATCACCGGACAATGTAATTGTGCTTGATGTGAATTGAGTTCCAGCGACAGTCAGAATCAACGTTCCCGATAATGCTTGTAATTGAGCCAATGTCATCGAAGCCAATGAAGCGCTACGCAAAAAACCGGCTGTTGCCGCTTCAGGATAAAGTGTAATCAATAAATTACCCGGAGCAGCCGTTGCGCCAGTATAGCCACTGAAATAATTGGTAGCTAATTGAGCTTCAATTGAATTCGCGCCAAAATAGGATGCTACAGCAGCCTGATTAGGAAATTGCAAAACCTGACCGTATGGCGCATAGGTACTTTGCGAGAGTAGCAACCCATTCAAATCGATTGCTTCGCCACCAGCAGTCAGCACAGAAGGAATTACATTTGCAATTAGTGAAAAAGGAATCGTGCTCATAGTTACCTCATTATGGTTTGAATGTTTGATCTACTTCTGCGAGAGTGACATCAATAGTAGCTGCAAAATCTTGTGTTACTGTTATAACAGGATTGTACTGCATAGACACTGTTAATTTCCATCTTTGTTCGTATTGTTCTTCGCCATCAATCAATGGCATTTGCATCGGGTCATTCGTATATAAAGGAACTATGTTTGCCGGAAAATTCTCAACGCCAAAATTATCCCGGAATAATACCTGAGTTACATTTGCCCAATCCGAAGATAACGCTCCATAAAAATCTAATTGCATATCATATTTGATGTGTGATTCCACATCTGCGCTACCTGGATTCGATGAGCCTGGAACCCAATTATTATTTATGTTCGTATTGAATCTTTTCTGACCTGCCGGAGTCATCGCAACAAACGCGCCAGATGGCATGGATACTTGATTGTCCTGCGCTTGGACTACTTCCGTGCCAGATGGCAGGATAAGCAATAAAAACGCTCTGAGCGCCGTAAATACATCTGTTTCTAATATTGATTGAGAGATAGTCATGGGTTTTGCAATGCAACGACAACGCGTGCCCAATTAGTCCAAGTTTCCATGACTTTAATAATAAGCCAATTTTTTATTGTGCCACCGGGAATTTCAGGGAATTGCAAAATATCCCCGCCTTTTTGATCCGCGCGAACAACGCCCTGCACATTTCCGAACATATGCACCGAGCGCAATACTCCCTCAATATTCAATCCGTCTAAATGCCTTAAATCAGCAGCGGACAAGCCTTGTATCTGGGCTTGAATCGGCACTGTTGTTTGCAATGGCGTTCTGTGACCCGTTGCATCAGTGGTATAGCCAGAATTCTGAAGCCAAGCAATTTCTTGATTCGGATTCGTGATCTGAGTAAATGGGTTGGCAATTGATCGAACGTCAAAAAATCCCATCAGTCCATCTCCGAATCTTTTTTAGCTACTGCGCTTCGAATAGATGCAATCATATAGCCGGAATCGTTAAGAGGTTTATTGTCATTGCCTGGATTAACACCATTAGCTATGGCAAATGCAGCTTCCCCAACAGTTCTGCCAGTAATTTTCTCACCAGCCTTGCGCCACTTACGAAGCAGTACAGTAATTGGCGATAATGCCGGAGTATAAATACCTGCTACGGTATCTTGAATATCTAACGCAGCTACACGGCCAACAGTATCTAAAACATCAAATCCACTCATCTCACCTTTTACGACATTGGGCGCAAGATGTTTAATAATATCAATCCATTTTCCTTGTTTTTCTTCTGCTGTCGGCCTGAAAAATGGTCTAGGTGGAATCTTGACTGATGGCGCACCGAATTCCTGAATTGATGCAATGTACGCTACCGATTCGCCATTTTCATAAACAGCGCTTTTAGGAATGCCGATCTGCGCCACGATGCCATCAAATTCTTTGGGCGCTTTTTCTAATTTAGCCTTGATTTTATCTAAATTAAATTTAGTCGCCATTAGAATATACCTGCTACTTTTCTAAATGCCGAACGCTCAGGCAATCCACCAACATATAAACCAACACCTGCAACGGCTTTCAACAATGCGCGTAGTTGCATACCATATGGCGTTGTGGCAAGCCAATATCCGAATGACGACTTAACGGGCGGCGGCGTAACGGAAACAGTCACAGAGCCTTCTGTAGAGCCTTGAACCAATACGACAGGAACTCCATTATTAATCAGTGTGAACGATTGCGCTAAGTGAGCAGCCATTAAATCATTTGCTAATTGAGCTTGCGCCGAAGTCCACACACAATTTACATTGTTCGTGCTGATGTACGCACTGCCCATAGCCCAATAACCAGACAGCATCGCTTCAGGATAAGTCGTCATATTGGCGAATACCGGAAACTGAGCGCGGAAATTAGTGTCGTTATAGACAGGCGTAGTCATGATTAATTAGTGGTCACAGTCAATGCTTCTTCGCCTTCTTCCTTGTAATCGGAAGGAGTAATTGGCGCCGATTTATCTTTCAAATCCATATCAGCAGCAACCTTTTCAGGATCGGCTTTTTTCGATTGAACAACGATGAACCCTAGCTTTTCATGTTCGATGAAGCATGGATTTTTCTTTAATTCTGCCAATTGATTTTCATCTACTTCAGTCGCCACGCCCAATGGCGTAACAAACCGATCATTAGCAACGCCAGTTCCACCCTTAATCAAAACAGGATGCTGTTTTTCATTGTTGCCGTTATCATTTTTCACCCAATTGACATATTGCTGATCGTTTGCCAATGTTGAAAATACGTAGGAATTCTTTGCCATTTTATTGCTCCGATTTTAATTGAGAATTAAATTCTAACCGCTTTTCATGTAAGTACCCCCCGTTATTAACAGGGGGTATATTAACGCACTCTACGCTGATTACTCGTTAATTGGTGTTAATTTCAACATCCCGTGTATCTTACAACTGCGTATGGCCGTTTTAACATCACTCCAGCAGTCGCATTGGTGTAATCTTCAACATACCATTTCGATTGTTTTTCAACACCGAGAGCTTGGAACTTGGCAGGCACAACTTGAATCCAGGTGCGTGAATCGTCTGTTGCGCCATCTTCTACAGCATCGGCGTACAGATAAAACACGTTAGCGCCACCATTGGCCGCACTCAACTGGGGGGCAGATACGACACGCATTTTAGGATAAGTTTGAGTCATCCATGTGCGAACCGAGTTTGCAACCAGAGTTGATACTGAGCTTAACCATTGGTAAATGGCAGTCGCAACAGCCAATGTGGTCGGCGTATCTTCAGGATTGATGTTGTCCTGAGATTGGATTTGCAATTGAGCAGCCGCAGTTTGAATATCAGTGATAATTTCCAATGCTGTTTTCTTCGACCATAAAGTAGAAGATGATGCACCAGTCGCCACAGTGACATAAGCTGGCAATGACGGATCGTTCAGGAATCCATAAGTCAGGTTATTACCTGCATTAAAGCCGTTGAATCCGATCAAGTTACGCTGAATTTCCAGAGTCAAAGCAGCCGATGCCCGTTTTTCAGCAGCAGTGCTAATACGAATACGTGCTGCGCGAGCTTCTTCCAAAGCGCCAACTTTTAAACCTTGTTCGAAGCGAACAACATTGCGACGAACAAAGTTAGCATTCCACGAACTCAATGGGACATTGGTATAGTCACCATAAGGAACGGCTGTACCCAGATTTTCCAACAGACCCTGTATGACTTCTTCGTCTTCCCACGAGCCTGATGTGGTAATCCCGACTAATTCATCGATCTTTCGTTTAGCGGTCAGTACGCGGACAAAGCCAGGAAGCCAGTTCTGTAAAAACTGAACCGGAGTTGTCATCGAGCCGGCAGTAACGCCAGCTTGATTGGCAGCATCCATCGCGAAGCTAGCCATAATCTTGACTTGCTGCGGAGTGAAGTTAATACCGATTTTGGATAGTGCGACATAATCCTCTACGTCATCCATCGTCATCACAACCGGACGCACTTGAAGCGCCGATAAATGACTGTGCTCAATTGATTTAATCATGATTTATCCTTATTCAGTCATGCGGATAGCGATTAAGCCAGACGCGGAGGTTGGGAAACGATAGATAACAGCATTTGGCACAAATTGATTGCCGGACGCTGGCTGAGTGTTAGCGGTCATTGCTTCAGAACTCACAGTTGCCGAGGTAGTTAAGTTGTAAGTTCCAGCACCACCAGTACCAGTACCAAGACTTTCAATCTTGCCAATAAACACGCCAGCTGTACTATAAACATCAGCGCCAACGCCCAAATTGCCTGTAGGCGTACCAGTTACGGTCAGCACGGTAGTCGCTTGTGATGCTGTGAATGTTGATGTAGGTGGCAATGTTGAGATCGCGCCTGTGGTGTTATTGAACTGCACCAAGTCACCGATATTTCCGGCACTGCCCGATGCTACAACGATTGTCCCCATTGTCAAGAATTCACCTTGTGAGTTAGCAGGTAAAAACAGGTTAGGATCGAGAGGATTACCACTAACCGCACCAAACGATGCGTAAGTTTTAGGATTAGCCAAGATACCAGCGAATACTACGCCATTGGCAATCGTGCCGCCCATAGTCGCTACGTTCGTACTGTTACTTTTGGTAAATCCGTAACCGATCGTACCGCCATTGGTATCAAGAGTAAGTGATTCAGCCCGTTGCGGGCCATCCACGATAAGTTCGCCAACTACGCCAAAACTGAGCGTAACATTGACAGTTGATTGAAATACAGCAGCAGTCATGATTAAGCTCCTTGAATATGACGGTCAACGAAATTGCCCTTTTTAGCCGCACTGGAATCCATACCATATACGACCTTCGGAGCGCCTTTACCAGATAGGTAAGCTTTCAGGAATAGAGCGCGATTTTCTTTCGGCGCTTCAATTTCCAATTTCTTGCAGCCATATTTAGCCATTTTGTCCAAATCCATTTCGGAATGATCGAATGTGCCAATGTGGGCAGACAATGATTTGTACAGAGATTCTTTCTCTGCGATGGTGGCTGTCACGACTTTGGCAAACTCAGCCGCATCCATGCCAGAACCTTTTTCTTCATCGCCTTTTTTCTTGTCTTCTTCCTCATCTTCACCAACGGCTTCATTGCCCTTAGTTTCGCCACCACCACCAAGCAATTTTTGCATTTTGGCAATGATAGGCATGATCGTTTTCAGATGCTCATGAGCTTGCTCCATACTCATTTCGCCGGATTCCCCATCTTCGCCTTCGGCTTTGACAGGCTCTTTTTTTACATCTTCTTTCTTCGCTTCTTCAGCCATGATAGTTTCCTTATTAAGTTCGGATTGATCTAATACTGCTACCTCTGCACCCATTCGACCAGAATTAACTAATGCCAAATGATTACCACGCACAGCGCATTGAATAAAATCATAAACTTGATTCTTCCAAATACCTGCCAGCTTTTTATACTTGCAGCGATAGCCGCTTGATAATTCTTTTTTGCCAGATTTGATCAATCCGGCCATTGCTTCGGAAAATACCTTTATGTTGCCAAAAAGTGTTTCTCCGTCAAAATAAACTTGTTCGCCTATTACGCCCTGAATGCCTTTTTGCTCTGCTGGCATCAATCCTGCTTCTTCAGAGCCTAACATAACATGATTGTCAATCCATGGCAATAGTTTGAAACTTTCGATACATTCTACATCGCCAAGTTCTTCTGGGCTGCGAAAGACATTGTAAAGTCTCGAAGGGTCAATCTCAGGGTCAAGACCCAACGGATCGATCATTGCGCCCGAGTATTGATAAACGCCAATCTTTGAAAGTGGGTTATCTTCTACGGTGAACCAGCCATTAGTATCGTATTCGCGCCGATCCATCGATCCAGAACTCGATTCAATTTCCGCTTCGATTTCTTCGGTAGATTCTTCAATCTTGGGAAACATAGGGTCTGGAGCCTCTTCTAAAGTTGCCCACATAAAACCATCATGTTCATCATTCAAGATAGGCGAAAATGATCCGTCGTCACAGGCATATAGTCTAACTTTGCCTTCTGACCATATCAGGCTAACGCCGGTTTCTGGAGTATGTTGAATTTCTTCGCGTGACTCACGAATAGCGCCCTCAATACATGATTCGCCTTTTTCAACATGCCCACCTGGGAAACCCCATGAACCGTCTTTAGTCCGATGCAACCATAAAATCTTGTCTTCATTGGTATAGCAAATGAACGCCACCAAATCAGCATCCTTATCCGATTTATCACGTTCTTTTGATTCAGATGAATCGATGCCGTGCGATTTACGCGCTTCGGAATAAGCAATAGCAATGCTCTGAGACTGGCTATGTCCAGCCTTCATTAACTCAGCTACATTCGCTGATATATCTGCTTTGCTGCTTCCTTGCTTAAGTGGCATTTATTTACTTTCTGATTTTAGAAACGAAAACACTGGTATCTCTAGGCATCTACAGAACGGAAGTTGAGAAGGAAATCCTTTTTCACCACTTCGATTATCAATTATCGGAGGATCATCATATCTAAATTCCTTACCAGAAAGAGCTATATGATCTTTTCTGGGATGCGCCGACCCGCCTGTGTGCCGCCAAATAAATGATTCAACGCCAGCCTTATTAAGCCTTACTCGATTGATTGAAGTATAAGCTTTACGCGTTTGGTCAAGAGCAACATGTCTAGCCCATTTTATATCACCCTGATATTTTTTTGTTAAAAATGGTACTAAATCTTTCATTCCTTGGCCAGATGTGATAGATCGCATGACAGCGCCTTGAACCTCGGCCAGATATTTCTCAGGTATCAATTTAATGAGATTGGCCGCTTCCTGGGTGCTGGCAATAATCACGTCTTGCAATCTCTGGTCACTGAATGATGTGTCTATTTCGAATTCTTTCGATATCGTCCGCAATGACATGTTAATCGTAACCGTCGAATTCTTTTTAACCTTTTCGATCATCTTTCCTACCGATGATTTAGCCAACTCATTAAAACGTGAATTCCAATCCATACGCAATTTGTTTAATCTGATTCTGCTATCTGACGCAACGTTCGCATCCATTGCATATGCGGTGCCACTGAATGCCTGTTTAATCTCGCGCAACACGGCGCGGTGGAATAGCTCAATTTCCTTGATAATTGATTCACTGAATTCTTGGCTTATCTTGGCCGATGGAATCAATGGCAATGCTTCCTGCTTATTCTTCGCTTTGATCATTATCAGACTCTAAAGGCTCAATATCCATATCTTCAAGGCCAAGATCGTGATAGCCGCTTGTCTTATCAGTTGCCACGCGACGCTGTTCTACTGAGCTATCGATAGCTCCAGATTGTATCAACGCAAGCCCTGTTTGAGCCTTGACCAGATTTGTATCTGCCAATTCTTTAGCTGTTGGCGTATCGAGCGGATTCCATTGAACTGTTGTTTCAATATCCATCGCGCCTAATGCTGGCACGACATATGCTTGCATGACTAATGCATGGTGCCTTTCAAGAAATGGTGTTAAGTCGCTTTCCTGTAATGACTCCAGCATTTCATGATAACTCGCTTCCTCATACTCGCCAGACGCGCCAAAGCCTTTCGGAGAAGTTCCAAGCATCTTAGTTGACGGCACACCGGATTGAGCGCAGACCAATTGATATTGAGTCATGATGAGCGCATCCATATCAGCCAAGCTGGTATCGAACTGGCTATATTCGTCACCTTCTTTGTCGCCTAACTTGATTCCATAGTTGTCACGAAACATTGCCCAATCGTTAAGGCGATTAACCGTGGAAGTAGTATCGGCCATGACCGCTTCCATATCGGTCAACCAGACACTTATCCGCTTCGTCATTGCCAGTTGAGGGGCTTCATTAGCCGTTCTCTCAGCGGCATAGACGCGCTCCATGATCTGCTGCGGCAATGGCACTCCGCCATAGAGATATTGCGGCTTAATCACATCCACTGGCTCAGAATGACGGAATATGATTAGATGTGATCGATGAACCTTTTTTCCATTGATCATCCAATAGGAAGGCTCATAGAAATGCAAGCTATCAGGCTGACTAGCTCCTGCTTGGTCTAGTAGCGGCGCAGTCCAGTAAGGATCGATCTGAACGATACCCTTGTAGCTTCCTGGTGTCACACCATCGATATTGAATGGATTTTCGTAATAAAGCGGGTCTGTCGAATCAACTTTGAACATAGCAATACGCACACCGAAGATGCGACCTTTGCGTATAAATTCGCGCAAATGCTTGTTGATTCCCATCTTTCTATCGTATCGCTTCAGCAATTTAGTGGCTTCAGGGTCTAAATCGTCTCCATCGATACTGACAATATTGTACCCTTTACGAACCGCGTCAACGGCCGGCATGGAACATGCTTTATTGATTAACCAGTTCTGCGCAATGATGCCGCAAAGCTGATGCCCGATAAATCCTTGCGTTGAATACCAAAAGACCAGCGTGTCACTGGCCGAGTTTATTTGATTGTTGTATTGCTTGAAGGATGGAAAGCCGTTTGAGCTGTCATCCTGGGCGAACTCACCGCTTATGATTGGCTGTTTTCTGAATATCTCAGCAATCAAATCTCGTGCTTTATCGCCGCGATTGTCATCTAAGCCGAAATGAGTTGACCATTGCGATTTTCGCTCTTTTGGTTTAGTTACTTCTGTTTGCTTCTTTTTGAAGAAATTGAACATATTTACCCAAAAAATGACCTACGGGGAATCATAACCTCAGAAAATGCTCTCGAACTTGCATCAACCTGATCGTCAAATGTGCCATTTGGAAACATTCTAAGCTCATTAATGTATTGTTCATTCCACGGTGCGCGAAGCATTAATACGTTTCCAACATTAAGTTGAGCCGCGTATGGCTCTGCTCTAGTAACTTTATCGCCAGTTTCAGGCGAAGATTTTACATCATAACCGGACAATTCGCGTGTTAAATATATCACCTGCGTCTTTCCAGCTTGTCCAGGGTCTTGCGGCATACTGATTTTAGTTTCGCGCATATCTCTATTGGCAGTATTTTTTATGGCCGCGTCGCGCTCATGTGTTTCGCATCGTATTCTTACCATATCTGCGATAATGAATCTGCCATCATCTAATCGACCTATCTTGGCTCCAGCGGTAAAGTCGCCATCCAGCGTCGCGGCAAAGTCCCATCCACGGCACCATTTAATCTTTCCTGATGGTATTGCATCAACAATCTGCAATTGATCTGGTTTAAATATTCCCCCTTCGCCTGGGGACGGTCTTTGTTGATATTGACCAGCAAAAACATATGGGTTTGCTTGCTCCATCCTGCGCAAATCTTCCAAAGTATGCTTTTCATCCCATAGTGCAGTGCCGTCAGCCTGAATAGCAGGAAAGCAAATATGCTCCCATTCTTCACCGTTCCCCTTTTCAAGCAACCATCCAGCTAAATCGGACTCGTGCAATCTTTGCATGATTAAAATGATAGGGGTTTGCTTAGGATCGTTTTTTCTACTTTCCAATGTTGTCTGAAACCAATCAAGAACCCCTTTACGAATCACATCAGATCGCGCTTCACTGGCCTTATGTGGATCATCAATAATAATAGCCCCGCCGAATCCTTGGCGATGCTTGCCAGCACCAAACCCGGTCAACGTGCCACCAGTACCAGCAGAATACATTACACCACCCTCTGTTGTCTTCCAATGAGCCTGTGCAGTGCCTAAGAACTTAACATTAGGAAATATCTCATTGTAAGCTTCGTGCATCATCATAAACTTAGTATTGGCGCTGTTGTTGGCTGCTAAGTCTGATGAATAGCTAACATGAATAAATTCAGAATCAGGGCTTTTTCCCATAGCCCATGCTATGAAATTAACAACAGCCAATTCCGTTTTTGAATATCTTGGAGGGACATTAATAATCAGACGCTTGCATTCACCCGTATATACGCGCATCAAAGCATCGCACATTATTTTATGATGAAATGATTTTTGCCAGAGAAAGCCACGGCGCTGCAAAAACATCCACCGGCTAAAGAAGTATAAATCTTGTCTAGCAGTAATCGCAGCAGCTTCCCTGTCTTTCGGATCAGACCTCTTTAAGTAACTTGGCTGCTCGTTGCTCATACTCTTCCGGTGATTGACTGAAGTTATTATTGATAACTGCCTGAGTAGGAGCCTCTATTGTCGATAATCCGTACGCTTCACGCTCAAGACCAATTAGATTCTTAATAGTATCAGACAGTTTTTTCATTCCATCTATCCGGCCAGCACCTGAAATAATCTTGTGATACAGATCATTCATTCTGTCAATGCCATCTTTATTTTCTTTCCGCATCAATTCTCCGAACTCCTCGAACAACTGAGCATTAATAGTCTGACTTTCCAATTCCCTCATTAATTCCATCGCAAGCAATCTGGCTCGTTTAATATCCGTTCTATGTGCCATTCGAATATCAGCAATAACGCTTGCATTGGATTCTATCAGTATCCGTTCACTAGTAGCCACTTCTTTGGATACCAAAGCGGATACTTCCCGTTTGGATACCAATTCATCTGCCTTGGCCTTGATCTTTGCTTGAAGGTCTTTCACCCATCCGTCACGCTTGCAACGCTTATTGATTGCGCCATGTGTTATACCATGGGACTTTGCTATTTCCCTTACAGAAAGAAGTCCGGCGCGGTATTCAATCTCTATTCGCTCCCAATCTATTTTTTTGGCTTCTGGTTTATTTTCTGAGGAAGACATTTCTTAACCCGGCTTGTTATGTGTTGGTTTTTATTATACGCCAACCTAACCGATGCGCCCTATAAGCAACTCTTTTACTCATCCTCCAGACTGTTAATCTTATTAATTCCGTAAAGAATCATGCCCAAGCATATTGATGCAAATACTGATAATGTTATAGCAACTAATATAATGGTTAGCATGATTGATTCTATTTCATCATTTTACCGATTTCGGCAGCGGCGCGAACTATTGTGCGCCTAACTAATGCAGGCTTATCCTCATCATTGCATTCGCGAGCGGAAGCAAGCATGTTTTGCACAGAAGAAACATAAATTCCTTGTCCATGGGTGCAAATAGTTAAATCTAACTTCATTGCCAATCGCAATGCGTCGCCATCGTCAGATAATGGATTCCATATCGTACTCAATTCTTTTCCTTCAATAACAGTCAATTCAGACATGGGCATGTGTGTAATTTTTAGACCAATTGCCTTTGCAGCCAGTGACAATAATTCTTTATCAGTCATGATTTACCCCAGTTAAATTACGCATCAATTTTTTTGACCTATCTATCAAGCGAACATTGATAAACTGTCGTATTCTTCGTTATAAATCACGCCACATCGAACAAGATATAAAATATCGTCTTCAGTGGCGATTTCCGATAAAACTTCGCAATCAACGCCTAAATAAATTTCATCGTGCTCAGCAGCGCCGACAATATCTGAATTACCAGGAATTATTTTATCTAACAATAAAAACGCGCATAAATCAGGCCTTTTGCTTGGTTTATTTTCAATTAAATCAAATTTATGATACTCGTCTTCAAACTTTAAAAATACTTCACTTAAATTGATACTCATTTTAATCTCCTAGTAATTGTGTTAATCCCCTTGATCTGAGGAGCGAAAAGAATCTATCCCCAATGAAAGAGATAAAATATAAATCATTTTTTATCGTTCAGTGAAAAGAATATTGCCATGGCCATGAAATAAATAGCATCAGGGATATACCCTAATGCATATACCAACGCACTAAAAATACACAGAAGCACCGATAATGTTTTCATTATTTGGATATTTCTACACTAGTCGCTTTACGGCCTGATGTACACCAGACTGACATTAGGCGTTCCTCATCGTAGTTTATTTTTACAATTTCGCCATTTTCAGCCGCAGATTTTAAAATTTCAGCGTCGCCTTTATTAACGACAACCCAAATGTCTTGTGTTGACATTGAACCAACGCCATTGCGAATTACGCCCAGGCTAATATCTGCCTCAATGTAGTTTGGACAAAACAAGGGAGTATTTGTAATTACCTTTTTAACCTGCCCTACTAATTCAGCATCACGAATTGAATATCCGCAAGCCGTTAATGATAATATTGACAAAATAATTAATAATTTCTTCATTGTATTCTCCAGTAAGTTTTAAATTGCATCGCCGGAATTGATCTGACAATTTACCGATTCGTGCCGATGCTCACTATGATTTTTCACGTAGCCATTTTACTGTGCTTCTGGTGTGAAATCATTGACCGTCTTTCCGATCTGCCAATCGCCCAACTGTTTCACCAGTATTTCTTCCTAACTCAATCCCGTGTTCCGCACCGGGAAAATGCCGTCGCATTTGTTAGTACCCCGAATTATTCGGTCACCTGTTTAGGGATGCGCGATCGCAACCCATCAATTCATTGCTGTCTCTCCAGCTGTCAAGCCATGTGTCCCGTAAAACTTTTTTGGTCTTCGACCGGCTTTCCTTCGACCTACTGTTACGGCAGCGCGACTCTATCGGACTACAATCGCGGCAACAGCCTACATCCCTTTTCATCCTGAGGATGGTTACGGTGTAGTTCCGACGTTCATACGCTTTCGCGTTTCGCCTGAATTTCGCAGGCTCATCAGTGAACTTAATTTAGTGCCGTCTTTCCGGCCTGTCAGTTGATGTCTGGTACTGATCTCCAGCTTGTTAGATTCAGCGTCTATCTAACATGATTAAATTACCGACTCTGGTCTTCATTGCGAATCAGTCTTCGCATTCACCAACACGACTGAGGACTGCTACCGTCCCACAACGAGCGACCCGTGGGCAGTCGCATCTTGCAATCCTCATGCGTCTTGACCCTGATTTTTAAAGTATCAGGAAACTTATATAAATATATTACAAGTCAAAATTCTACCAAAACGCCATTTTTAACACAATAAAACACATCCGCTTTTATTCCATTAAATCCAACTTCTCCAACGCAAATTTTCATTGATCCCGAATTTTCATCATGCCAAGCTAATGCAAATGCACCTTTCAAGCCAGCTTTTGCGCGACCATTACATCCTGCAACCATTGATACAGTTTTTTCTCCAATTGCTTCTGCCTTGCTGGAATAGCCGGATGACGCTGCAGTGCTGGAATTGCCGGATGACGCTGCAGTGCTGTAATCGCCGGATGACGCTGCCTTGCTGTAATCGCCGGATGACGCTGCCTTGCTGTAATCGCCGGATGCAAAAATAGGCGAACCCTCTACGGCTTTCAGCGTCACGGCGATATCAGTTTCCTTTATCACTGCTGCGACATCGCCCTCAACGTATGAAGCGATATCACTAGGTGTTTTGATGAACTGCTCAAACACGTGAGATGTCAGCCAACGCGCATCGTCGTATCTTTTGTCTACACGCAGAGTTGAACCAACTTCATGCACATCGCCACCTTGAGGGAACTTTTGCAAAAACCATTTAAAGCCATTGCTGCATGCGTCCCATTCTTTCAATAATTCTTTTGTAATTTTCATATATTCTCCGTGATTTAATTTAAAAATTCAAACAACGATCAAATAATAATTCATTGATTATTCATAGTCAAGGTGTATTTATCCTTTTATTGAAAAAAATCCGTGCCTTTTACAACACGGACAAATCGCTACTTTCGCAGCGCGGAGAATAACAGTTAAACTATAACATAGAATACAGATTGATTATATATATCAGCAGAGATATAATGAATTAATTATTTTTACAAAGGAAGAATATGAATGTCGCACAATGGCTAGAATCCACCAATCCGGGACAAAAAGGAATTAGTCGAATTGAAAAGGCTAAGTTAGTTGAATTGCGTACGCGAGTATGTGATGAAGCTGAAGTTAGCATCAAAACTCTAATTAACGGCAAATGTCGCGGCTCTGTCGTAAGTAGAAAAATAACTGAGCGATTAATCAAGGCTACTCGCAAGGATAAATTCAAAATCACTGAAGACTCTATAGTACCGCATGAATATAAGCATGGATTTCGTGGAATCGCCTTACTTAGTTCTGGAAAATTCGCATCAAAGATTATAGATACGGAAGGAAGTCCAATCCATCTGGGTATTTTTGATGATGCCAAAGGTGCCGCCCTTGCATTCGATAAAAAAGCCATTGAACTATTTGGCAAGAATGCGCTTACCAATAAAAAACTTGGATTGTTGGATTAATAATGGCCGAGCTAAATTTATTTAAACGCGAAGATGGAAGCCTATTCCCGTTAGATCAGCAATCATCCGACATAATCAAAAAATTCAAAGTGAACCAGGGCTTCCAAGCTGATGTAAAAAAGCATAATAATCCTCAGTTCCATAGAAAATTATTTGCATTATTTAATCTCGCATTTGAAGCTTGGACGCCGGAAGAAGTTAAATATAAAGGCGAAATAATTCAAAAGAATTTCGATCAATTTAGAAAGGATATTACTATTCTTGCTGGATTTGGCGAGCCAATATTTAATTTCAAAGGTGAACTTAGATATGTCGCAAAGAGCTTAAATTTTTCAGCTATGCCGCATGAAGAAAGAGAAAAATTATATTCAGCAATTATTGACGTAATTTTGCAACGAATACTTACTAAGTATTCACGGGAAGATATCGAACATATCGTTAATCAAGTTTTGGAATTTGCGTGATTAAACCAAAACTAAAAAAATGCTCGGTCTGTAAAACGCCATTTCAGCCGATTTCATCCTGGCAGAAGGCCTGTTCTGCGCCTTGCGCTCATATTATCGGCAAATCGGTCACTGCTGCTCAGAACAGAAAAACTAAGATTGCGGATAAAAAGATCACGAAGGAAAAGTTAAAATCACTCGATAATCTGCCTAAGTTAATCGCTGATGCTCAAACATCGTTCAATTTATACGTCAGGCTTCGCGCTGTTCGGTTTAAACACGGGTGCATAAGCTGTGGCACACCTTTGCATATCGGTGGCGTTGGCGGCGGTTTTGACTGCGGCCACTACCGGTCTAGGCTTACTGCTGGCCATCTTCGGTTCAATCTCAATGCAGCTTGGGGGCAGTGCAAATATTGCAATAGGCATCTGTCCGGCAATTATTCAGAATACCGGGTCAGGCTGATAGTCCATATCGGTATCGGCAAAGTTGAACGACTCGACAACGACAACAGAACCGTCAAATTTTCCCGAGAATATCTGTTGCGCCTTAAAAAAATATTCGAAAAAAAAGCGCGGAGAATAAAAAAACGCGTTGATTTACTTAGTTTATGAGTTACAATTTAATTTGTTGCATAACCTTGTGGGGACAGGGCGCAATAAATGGATAACGGAAAGCCCATATTTGTAGTGGCTTTCCATGTTGCTCTTTGCCGTTATCCGGCAATATGGAAATACCCCGCCACTTCAAATGTGGGTTTTTTTACGCCTAAAGGAAAATGAAATGAACAAAGAACAATTATTTCAACATCAAATGCGACTAGCGCACCAAATCAAAAAACTTTCTGCTAAATCATTAAAACAATCTCAGGCTCATATTCTTTGTAAAAGTCTTATATCAATGATTGGAGCTAAAAAATGAGCTTTCAAGCCATGTCATGGGCGGTAGATATAAAAACGGATAATGCAGGGCAAAAACTTGTTTTATTAATGCTTTCAAATTACTGCAATAAGCACACAGGTCAATGCAATCCATCTCATAAAAGACTCGCTGAAGAATGCTCAATGAGTGTTTCAAGTCTTAAAAACCATATTTTATGGTTAAGTGAAAAAGGTTATTTGCAAATAATACCAAAATTCCAAGATGGTGTTAATTTGCCAAATCAATACCTATTGAATATTGGGGGGGTAGGTCAACCATTGGCTGGGGGTAGGTCAACGGTTGACCCAGGGGTAGGTCAACCGTTGACTACTAACCTAGAAGTTAAACCTAGAATAGAACCTGAAAAGAAGTCCTCAAGAAAAAAAGAAGAAATTTCATTATCTGAATTTCTTGATGAATGCGTGCTAAAAGACGAAAGACCTATTAAAAACTATCGGCCACTTTGGGAATATCAAGAATCTGCTGGAATACCTTTTGATTTTGTAGTTCTTGCTTGGCATGAATTTTGTAGAAAAATAAACGATTCCGAAAAAACAAAAAAATATAAAGACTGGCGCAGAGCTTTTAAAAATTACATCGAAAACAATTATTTGAAACTTTGGGCGATTACACAAGAAGGCGAATATTTTTTAACAAATGAAGGCAAGCAAGCAGAAATTTTCCATAACAAGGATTCACAATGATCATTAAAAACGCATCAATCGAAGCGGAGCAAAGTATTTTAGGTGCTTTACTAATAGACAATAACGCATTAGACCGGATATCAGAAAAACTAAGCATTGAGCATTTTTATCGTCAGGAACATAGAACAATATTTTCAGAGATATGCAAACAAATTATCTCCGGCCAACGTGCTGACGTGGTTACTGTTGGCATTGCGCTAAAAGAATCTGTTCAAGATGCAATGTCCTATCTTAATTCAATCCAACAAAACACTCCATCGAGTTCTGGGATTATCAAATATGCTGCAATTGTCATTGATAAATCAATCAAACGCTCTCTGGCTGCGATTTGTAATGAAGGCATGGAGATTGCAGATAGGCACGAGGAAAGCGCCGTATTGGTCGATTTAGTGGCATCTAAACTTGAATTACTTTCACGCAATAGAGTAGAAAAGGAACCAAAAAAACTTTCTGATCTTTTGGTGAATTATGCAAATGTAGTTGAAGATCGAATGAATGGAAAAATTAAGCCGATTGAAACAGGGTTCGCTGATTTGGATTTCAAACTTGGTGGTGGACTGGAGCGTGGAACCTTAACGGTTATTGCCGGAAGACCTGCAATGGGGAAAACAGCGTTAGGACTTGGTTTTGCTAGAAATGTCTCATTTTGGGGAAGTTCGTTATTTCTATCCATGGAAATGTCGGAAACTCAAGTTGTAGATAGAAATGTTTCAGCATTGGGAAAAGTACCACTTTCATTTTTGCGCAATCCGGCCAAGGTTGAAAAAATTAATGAGCAGGATTATTGGAATCGAATGACAAAGGCATTTTCTGATTCGCAGGATTTAAATTTTTACATTGACGATCAGACCGGATTGAATTTGCTACAAATTCGCGCTAAATCACGCAAAGTTAAACGACAAAATGGTTTAGATTTAATTGTTATCGACCAGTTGAGTTTTATCACTGGCGCGACATCTGAAAAGCAATGGGAATATATAGGAGAATACACCCGCGCATTAATCCAACTCGCTAAAGAATTAGATGTACCTGTTGTTTTGTTGGCACAGTTAAATCGTGAATGTGAAAAGAGATCAGACAAGCGGCCAATAATGGCTGACTTAGCTTCATCAGGAAGTATCGAACAGGACGCGGCAAACGTCATCATGCTATACCGTGATGAAGTCTATAACCCTGATACATTCGATAAGGGGATTTGTGAGGTTTCAATTGTTAAGCAGCGCCAAGGATCGCCAGGAGTAGTCGGACTTTCCTACATAGGAGAGCAAACAAGATTTGAAAACCTAGCCTATGGATGGCAACCAAAAGAACCACAAAATAAGCCTGAACGGAAAAATCTTTCATCTAAAATATAAAACTGCTTGACTATCCATAATCAATCAGTAATAATGAACCATCGAACAAACAAACAGGAGAATGAAATGAAATTCGAATCAATAAAAACATCAAAAGGCAACACCGGATTCAGCCTTGAATCACAGGAAAAAGCTAACGAACAAGCTGCCAAGATGGACGCGAATAACAATACGAATTGTTATAATTGCCGCTATTGCAGCGGTTGCAGCGATTGCAGCGGTTGCAGCAGTTGCATCGGTTGCAGCAGTTGCAGCGATTGCAGCGGTTGCCGCTATTGCAGAGGTTGCAGCAGTTGCATCGGTTGCAGCGATTGCAGCGATTGCAGCGGTTGCCGCTATTGCAGAGGTTGCAGCGGTTGCAGCGGTTGCAGCAGTTGCATCGGTTGCAGCAGTTGCATCGGTTGCAGCAGTTGCAGCGGTTGCAGCGGTTGCATCGGTTGCAGCAGTTGCAGCGATTGCAGCGGTTGCAGCAGTTGCATCGGTTGCAGCGATTGCAGCGATTGCAGCGGTTGCCGCTATTGCAGCGGTTGCAGCGGTTGCAGCGATTGCAGCGATTGCAGCGATTGCAGCGGTTGCATCGGTTGCAGCGATTGCAGCGACAAAAAAGAAACTCCGGTCAAAATTCCAGTGATTGAGCAGATTGATCAGGCTGTTTATGCTGCTGTCACTGCTGCGCCAGATGCATTGAATATGTCTAAATGGCATGTTTGTGATACCACGCATTGCCGAGCCGGATGGGTTGTACATTTGGCTGGCGAAGAAGGATATGCGCTTCAAAAATTCTTTAACTCAACCGCATTGGCCGCACAGTTGATTTATCGTGAAAGTAGATCACCAATCAACCCATGCAGATTTTTTGATTCAAATGAAAATGCTTTAGCTGATATGAAGCAGAGTGCTGAAATTAATAAATAATCGGAGAAAATAAAATGGCAAGTTTTACCCAGATGGAAAAAGAAAAAATTATCAAACGTGCCGATATGAATAAGGTCAAATTGCAGGATATTCATATTGAGCCTGGATTTAATCTTGAAGGTCGTAATGATGGAAATAGCGAAAATGATGAATCGTTATTTCAGTACATTATGTCCGGTGGAATACTTCCTAATTTGGAAGTAAGGCCGCGTAATGAAGGTGGTGTATGGATTGTTGATGGCCATCGTCGCTATACTCAATTATGCCGCGCCGTTGCTGCTGGCGCACCATTGCAGGATAAAAAAGATAATGAGGTTTGGATTCCAATTGTTCACTTTGTTGGTAATGACATTGAGCGCACATTCAGACTTTTTACATCGAATGAGAAAGAATCAATTACGGCCATTCAAACAGCGAAAGGCTATGCGCGGTTAGCTAAATTTGGCGTATCGCCTGACGATATTGCCAAAGGCGTACATAAGACACGGCAACATGTCGATCAAATGCTGATTCTAGCCGGTGCAAACCATGATGTTCACAATGCCATTACCAATGAAACCATATCGGCCACGGCAGCAATTAATGTGGTTCGTGAGCATGGAGAATCAGCTGGAAAGATTATTGACGATGCAGCTAAAAAATCAGGTGGTAAAGTTACTGCAAAAACTATTAAGCCTTGGTCGCCACCAGCAAAACTACTTGCCCCAATGGTTAAACATGCACATTCATTGATTGAGCATATTCAACCTGAAATTATTGCTCGCGCTGGTTCGCTTAAAACATTTAACGAGCCGGATGAAATAATTTCAATCAATGTATCGATCAAATCGCTATTTTTCTTGATTCAAAATCTGGAAGCGACGAACGATGCAAAGGAAGATGCCGAACAAAAATTGCGCGATAAAGCAGCAAAGGCATCACAAGCTAAAATTCAACTGGAGAATGTGTCATGATTCAATTCAAAGCAAGTTATCTAAAACAACTGAAACACTTCATTGGCTTCGGTGATATTCGGTATTACTTACGAGGCGTTCATATCGAACCATATTCTGAAGGCGGCGCGATACTAGTTGCTACTGATGGTCATTGCATGATGGTTGTTATCGATAAAGATGCGATAGTAACTGAGCCAAAGACATTTTACGTCAATCAGGATTTATTCAAGCACTGTTCAAGTGACGAAAATAAATGCTTGATTAACGAAGAAACTCAACGGCTTGAAATTGTCGGCGTGGCTGGCAACGAATTATTTATTCAGCCAGGAAAATGTTTTGTCGAAGAAAATGAAAAAATTAAGTTTCCAGATTTCAGAAAAGTCATCCCTGATTTTGAATTACTG